ACCTAGCCCGTCACCAGCTCCAGCACCGTCACCAGCACCACTACCAGCACCAGCACCAGCTCCCTTACCAGCACCAGCTCCAGCACCGTCACCAGCACCACTACCAGCACCAGCACCAGCTCCCTTACCAGCACCAGCTCCGTTACCAGCTCCAGCACCACAGCCTAGCCCAGCACCACAACCATCACCGGCACCAGCTGGCCCAACAGTGCGTCCATTAGATAATTATGAATTAGCAGCATTAAAAACAGCATTAACTGGAGGTAATAGAAAAAAAACACAAGATTTAATAGATATGAAAAGAAAAGAAAAAAGACAAAATATGAAAGGTGGACAAATAGCTCAAGGTCCTTATCCTACCAATCCTACTAGTCCAACTGCTCATTCTTATTCTTCAACATATGATGATAATGCTATTATAGAGGCATTTGATCAATGTGAAGGAACACATTATTCTTCAGAACAAAGAGGATTACTTCCTCAAGTTGGCATTGCAAATACAAATTCAGCTGCTGATATGAGTAGATTAAGAAATTGTGTAAGAGGAGAATTAACTGGATTATCTGGTTTTGGTGTAAGACAATCAGTATCAGGAGCACCACCAATGCCAGGACCATGCACAACATCTCAAGGAGTTCGTGTACCATGCCCTCCTGGTGCTATAGGAGTAGCTGAAACTCCAGATTTACCAGCACCTCAAGGTGGTAAAAGAAATTTGCGTAAAAATAAATCCCGGACATCTAGTAGAACAATGGCCCGCAAATCTTCTCGCCGCTCCACTCGTCGCGCTTCCACACGCAAGGGTTCCCGCAAGGGCTCCCGCAAGTCATCCACCCGCCGCGCCAACCGCAAGTAGATAATTTTATTCTTCTAGAAATTTACAAGTAGTATCTTGTTTATTGTTAGAATTTCCTAATAATTTCCTTAAGAAAAGGTTTCTGTGTAAAGTATGTTTTCCATATTTTAATACTCCATTCCGGTGCTTTAAAGTTCCATATCCTTTATTATTTTCAAAATCATATTTTTCATTTAAACTCGGATCGTTTTTAATTAATTCCATAATTGCTTTATCATGACTCACTTTTGCCAAAATAGAAGCTGCTGCTACACAAATATATGTATTATCAAGTTCTGGTTCTACAATTTGCTCTAAGTTTGTTTCAATTGCTAAACAACCATCAATAAGAATTCTATTTGGTTGAATTTCCAAATCTTGTAATGCTCGTTGAAAAGCAGTTTTATTTGCTTTTGTCATTCCCCAAGAATCAATTTCTTCAGAGCTTACAATTCCAATTCCATATGCTATAGCATGTTTCAAAATCCCTTCATAAATCTTTTCTCTTTTCTTTGCTGAAATCTTTTTACTATCTTTAATTTGTTCTGAAAGTTTTCTAATTTCATCATCCCAGATATTTTCATTTTTCCATATCACGGCACCAGCAAAGAATGGTCCCCATAGACATCCACGACCGGCTTCATCAAGACCACATTCAATTAAACTATCATTCTTATATCTAGATTTTAACATTTTGGTAATACTGTAATTAAGAAATTAGCTTAATCAATTTTATGATATTTTAGTTAGATGAACGGTCCAGTAAGCTGGTCCCTATTGATTGACGGAACCAAACTACATCAAGTTATATTTACAGCATTATTTATAGTATTAATTTTAGTTGTTATATTTTACACAATTCAAGAAAAAGAAACATTTCAAAACTCTACTGTTTTAAAAATTCCTGAAGCACCCGTCGCACAACAAAATCTTGTAGAAGCTACTTCCGAAGATTATGCTCCAACATGGGTATTAGCAACAGGTCCTTCTCCCGGTGGAATTGCTTCTTTTAATAGTTTACCATACCAAGACCCTTCACTGGAAAAAGCAAAGTATCAAAGAATTTTAAATGTGCTAACAACTCTTCAAGGATTTTTAGATAATGAAGCACCCCATATTCAAGAATTATCAGATCCATCTATTCAATTACCTTTAGCAACAGCACGAAGTGATATGATTCGCTTACAAAATGAAATATTAGTCCTAAAACGTAATCCTGGCATTGATTCCACTGTAACACAAGGTGATGTTGATGAAATTGAAGCGAATTTACAATATTTACAAAAGAAATGGAGATTAAGTATTTATAATGAAACTCCGATTGAAGCATTTCAAAGTTATACTGGTTCTAATATTGATTTGAGTAACTATAATAGTTTGAGCAACACTACTGGTTATAATACTACTAGTTTGAGCAACACTACTAGTAATTATGATTATAACACTACTGGTTCTAGTAATTATGATTATAACACTATTAATTTGAGCAACTCTGGTTCTAATAGTAATAACTATATGGCTGGTGGTTCTAATACTAGTGTTGATACAGCAACTTTACAAGATCTAGTTCAATTAAATCAAACAATTGATATAACAATTGCTCGTTTAGGAGCAAGTGGAACAACAGATCCAGTTGTATTAGCACGAATTACTAGTTTACAAAGAGTAAAACAAAGAGTTCAAGATATTATTAATAATGTAAATAGTGGAGTTTTAGCAGAGCAAGATATCCCTATAACAAAATCTGCTGTAAATAATTTCTTAAAAGTTGCTTCTAATACAAGTTCTCCATTACCAACTATACTTGGTTCTAATGTTGGTTTAGCAAGTTTATTTCCAGCATATAGTTCTGGAGATGTAAATGGAGCAAAAATAGCACAAGAATTATTTAAGAAATATTCTGATATGCTTTTTAGCAATATTTCTTTTGATATAAATATTCATTATACAAGTCCAGCGCAGCAAGCTTTGGCAAATACAATGGCAAATACAATCGGACAAAATATTCCTAATACTTCTGTAAATACTTCTATGCTTTCAAATATTAATCTACCATCATATGCGTATGATTTAAATACAAGTAACAATAATTATTCTTCTTTCAATGGTGGATCAAATGGCTATACTCAAGGTATATTTCAAACTCTAACAAATAATCAAACATCTCAAACGTCTAATGTAGGACCGTCTAATGTAGGACCATCACATTTTGATTGGCAAGAACGTGCTAGTGGTATTTGTGATGCAATTCAAAAACAAGGATTAAATCCTAAAGATTTTGGTTGCCTACGACCTGATGAATATGTATCCGAAAACTTTTCTTGGAGAGGATATGCTAAGATGATTTGTTCACGATTATCTGCTTCTATGGATACTGGATTACCAGAAACATGTGGATGTCCTCCCGCTACATGGGCTGGATGGAGACCATAAAATAACTATTAATAGTAATAGAGACAATGCGTTTATCAAAAATACAAATAACTTTATTATTATTTGTTGGTGTAGTTATTGGTTATTTCATATCACGTTCAATGAAAGTTGAGGGGTTTCAAACAATGGGTTCTCCCGTGTGTTCCAGTTGTGGTGGCAATTATCCTTGTCCCGATTGTGCTAATGCTGTTCCTTCTTGTCCTCCTATGCCCGATATGACAAAATATGTATTAAAGTCTTCCGTTCCTCCATGCCCTACATGTCCTGATATGGCAAACTACATGCTAAAGACCGAATGTCCTCCATCACCCGACCTATCTCAATATGTGTTGAAGAGTTCTATTCCTAAACCAGAACCTATTATAATTGATAATAGTTCTTGCAAGAAGGATTGTGGTGAATGTCCTCCATGCCCTCGTCCTCGTTGCCCCGAAGTAAAATGTCCAGCACCAGTTACATGCCCGGCTTGCCCTCCCTGTGCACGACAGAAATGTCCTGAAAAAGTGGTAAAATGTAAAGCAGAAGATGCTGATACAAACCCTATTCGTCCTTACTTAACACCATTAAGTATAACAGGATTTGGCGCTGCTTAATAGTAGATGAAGAAACAAAAAGGAGGTAAAATTATTGGACAGGGCATGAGTGGTGTTGTACACTATCCTGCTCTCCAATGTAAAATACCCGATGAATCTCCAGTTGGTGATTATGTAAGTAAAGTTTCATCTAAAAAAAGTGCTGAAAAAGAGTTTGAAAATACAATCTTTCTAAGAAAATTAAAACCAGATTTTGCTATTTATCCAGAATATATGTGTGAATATAATGAAAAACAGAATCTAATTTTTTCAAGATTTGGTGGATATTCTTTAGTTTATTACTATGATTTTTTAGAAAATCTTTGTTATTCCAAAAATGCTGATAAATCAGAATTTAATGAAGATTATTATAATGATATTATTGTATCACTAAAAAATTTAAAAGAGAACATTGAAATATTAAATAAAAAAGGTTATTTTCATGGAGATGTTTCAGCAGATAATATTTTATATAATGAAAACACTAAAAAGTCATATTTAATTGATTTTGAAAATAGAGGTAAGCGTAATGATTCAAAAGATATTCAAAATATTATCAATCATTTAGAAGATTTTAAGAAAAGATTAAATAGATAATGGACACTCGTTACTGGGGGCCATCTGGATGGAAATTATTACATTCTATAACATTTTCATATAAACCAGAAAAGAAAAATCAATACAAAGAATTCTTCTATAATATTGCCTTTGTATTACCATGTAAATTCTGTAGAAAGAGTTATAGTGAATATATTACGGATGATCCTGTTGATGTAAGTTCTAAAGAAAACTTTACAAAATGGTTATGGAGAATACATAATAAAGTAAATGATAAGTTAAGAAGTCAAAGGTTATGTAAAGATGAAAATCCAGAGTTTTCTAAAATATATACTGAGAAATGTAGTAAAGTAAATTTTGAAGGATGGGAGTTTCTTTTTTCTGTTGTTGAAGGGCATCCTTATTCTAAACTTTCTTTGGGATCAAAACCTTTTTCCACTGAAGAAGTGGTAGATAATCCTTTAGAAAGAAATAGAAATAATTCTATGACACCAAGTGAACGACTTATTTATTATAAAAAATTCTGGGAAATATTACCAGAAGTGTTGCCATTTCAAGAATGGACTACATCATGGAAAAAGTTTGATAATGGAGAATATAATACTCGTGTTAGTTTATTAAAGAATCTTTATAAAATACGTTGTGGTTTAGAAAATGAGCTAGCATTAGAAAATAAAACACAATTTTTAAGTTTGTGTAAAGAACTACGAAAGTATAAAAGCGGATGTAATAAATCCACACGATCTAAAACATGTAGAAAAAAGAAATAAATATAAAAAATTGACTTGAATAATTTAGAAATATCCTATATGGATTTAGCAAATATTTTAGATAAACGTTTTGCTTTACGTTCTCTTTTAAAAAATGAAAAATTACATCTTTCTGAAGTATCTATTCCAAAAGATGAAATTACTATAGAAAAAGAACCAGATATTCGTAATAAATTATCAATAATTGCTAAACAACTTATTGATAATATATTAAGAGATATATATGAAAAACAAGAATTGGTAAAAGATTGGTTATCACTTGAAAAAAAAATTGTTCTAGAAGATAATGAAATATTATCAATTGATGCTCGTTCAAGACCAGGTCATAAGATTTTAGATAATTATATGCCACATTTCTGGGATGTAAAAAATCATTTAGGAAAATCTGTACGAAATATGTTTACTCAAGAGATTTTAGAAAAAGCTCTTATTACAAACTTATGTATGCATTCAACTCCATATAGGTCAGAAATACGCAGAATGATTACAATGACTGGAGGTATGGGAAATGTAACAAAATATAGAGCTTCTACTTCAAAAGCAATATGTCAGTATTTCAAAGGGAAAAGAATATTTGATCCATGTGTAGGATGGGGAGGAAGAATGTTAGGTTCTTTAGCAAGTAGTAAAGAAACTTATTATATTGGATGTGAACCCGATGAAAATACTTATAAAGGTTTAATGAATATCTTAGAAGATTCATGTATTCCATCTGATGTAAAAAAACGTGCTAGAATTATAAATAAACAAGTTGAATTAACAATAGATATAATTAAATCTATGGAAAAGTTTGATATTATTCTAACAAGTCCTCCTTATTTTAATCTTGAAATATATACATCTGGAGAACAATCTACAAATAATTATCCTACATGGGATATCTGGGTATTAAACTGGTTAAAGCCGTTGATTCTTAATTGTTTGAGTTGTTTGAATGATAAAGGAGTAAGTTGTTGGTCTGTAAAGAATTTTAAATCAGATAAAAAATATCCTTTAGCCGATGTTGTTAAAGAAATTCATAATAAGGCTGGATGGAAACTTATAAAAACTGTTGTAATGAATGGTTCTGGAAGGCCTGGTGCTAAACGAATAGAAAATGGAAAAGAATCACGAGGTTCTGAAGAAGAAACTTTCTGTTTTAGAAAAGATTCTGAATCGCTTTTGGTAAACTAGATTTAGGATAATCAGCATGCTTCCATACTCTTATTTTATCTTTTGGAATTGTATTAAGGATATCAAGTTTCAAAGGGCTTGCTCTTATATATTGTTTTTTAACATGTTTTAATACAAGGTCATTTAATATTTTTTCTTTCTCTTTTATATCTTCAGGTAACTTTTCATAACTATGTTTCCATGTGGCATCTTTATCTAATTTTAGATGCTCACAAATTTTATTATATCGTGAATTATCCCATGCTGAAAATGGAGCAAGAATAGCAACATTTACTTTTGTTCCAGATCTATTTGCATTTAAGAAAAGTATCCATTGAATTTCTTTAAAAGATTTTAATAACTTCATAGGACTATCATCATTTATAACAGCACCAAATTTATCTTTTGATGGTTTTGCCTCTACTTTAATTGTAGGATCAACACCATCTGCTCCAAGTTTATCTTCAATATGTTTAAATCCAATAGATTCTACCGCAATTTTTTCAAGATAATCATTTGTAGAAGTTGATTTAAGAGTCATTTTTGCTAAATCAGTTACCGATTTATACTTAGGATATTCGTTATCTAATTCTTTAATCATCTTTTCTACTAACTCTGGTTGATGAAGAACTATTTCATTAAATGTAGGCAGTATCATTTTATCTAGATTAATAGCTTGAGTTTTTTTCACAAATTCATCCATCATTCTATCTTTAACTGATTCTATTTTTAGTTTTCCATTCTTTTTTGTATTCCGTATAGCAAATCGTTTTACATTTATACGTCGCTTTGCTGTTAATTTTTTTATTACATTGCTATTTTTTTCAGAACGAAGTTTTTTATCAATATTATTTATACGTGCTTGTAATGTGTTTGGACTTAATACTCCTCCTTTCATCTAAATAATAAAATTATATAAATAATAGAATGAATAACGGAATGAATAATAACGGAATGAATAATAACGGAATGAATAATAACGGAATGAATAACGGAATGAATAACGGAATGAATAACGGAATTATAAATGTATTCCAACCAGATTTAGTAAGAGGACAAGAAGTTTCAAAATATGCCAAAAAAATGGGATATGGATCAAATAAAAGATATTTCTATGTTGAAACTCCTGGCTATGAAAAAAATAAGAGTTCTGGATTTAGAGTTTTCATGCGTGCATGTTGTTTTATTCATTTAAAAGGAGAACGTGATACTTCTAAATTTATTGTCGTAAAAGACACAAAATTAGCAGCAAGTGGTAAATCATGGGAACCTCCGAAAGGACAAACTGAAGGAAAAGATGGTCTTAAAAATCTATCAACACCATTACTAAAAGTTCTTCAAGAAAATCTACGCAGAGAAGTCTATGAAGAAGCAAAAATAGAAGAAGATGCTCTTCAAAAATTACATCATACCGGTCTTGTATTACAATCACGTGAAGATGATTATCCCGAAAATACATATTTTCAATATCATATCTTCCAAGCGTTTATTGATATATCTGATTTTGAAAAAGCAAAAGAAAAGTTCTTATGGTATAAGGAACATCCTAAAGCATGGAACCATTTAAGAAAGGATCATCGTGAAAAAAATGAGATTGATTGGTTTGATCCTAAAACAACAAAGTTACAAGGACGTTGGTCACCTCATATTGTTGCTTTATATCTAAATATGTTCCGCTAAACAAGTTTCTTTTTTAGTATATGTAATTGTGCTAAGATTTTTTTTCATGCGGTTTTGATTTTCTTCAAAATAATTAAAACTGCATTTATGTATTTCAGCAGGTCTATGAATATCACAGAACTTTTTCTTACATCTACATTCAAATGAAGTTAGTGATAGTTTCTTCTTACAGATCTCACATCTATTCATTCTTTATTACTAATTATATTTTTAAAAAACAATAAAACAATTTTTTACAAAAATCCTTATTTTTTACAAAAATCCTTATTTTTTACAAAAATCCTTATTTTTTACAAAAAAGCGGCCATAGGAGCTGGAACCTTTGGCGCAAGTGGAATTTCTTTTAATATATCAACACCTTTCTTATATTCAATCTGGCATGTAGAATAATAATCAGTTAATAAATCTCGTGCTTCTATAGCAATCTCTTCTATTCCTTTTACACCTTTTGCTACAATATTTGGATTTAATTCAATAGTATTTCCTATTATAAATATTTTATTTATTAACTGAGATACTTTCTTTGTATGATCAAATTGTTTATTGAATAATTTAATAGCTTGTGATCTTAAATAAGAAATCTTTGTGGTGTTAGTTATTGTTCCAAATTGGTTACCAGATTCTTCAATAACATTATTTAATACTTTTTCTGTTGAGCCAAAAGAAGTAATTAATGTTTGTAAACTTATTTCTTTTTTAGGATCATTTATTTTAATATAATCCGGTGTATGATAAAGTTTTGCTAAAGATTTTATAGAAATAGATTCAGTAATTGGAGACCCTGGAATAGGAAGAGAACGATTCTTTACTAAAGGAAACTGAGTAGAATAAATTAATGGATGAATTTCTCTAGGAATAGCTTTTGCTAATCCAGAAACATTTAAAAGTTGTAAAGCACGAGCAGAACAAAATGCTTTCACTGGAGGTTTCTGGATTAAACTTTGCCAGATTTGTCTTGTTTCTGGATCACTCAAGGGACGAGCATATCCTTCTGTAATTTTACTATATCCATATTTCATTGCTTTATCATATAAATATTTCATTTGATTTTCTAAATATCTTGGAATTGTTTGTAGTTTATATAATAATTCAGATTTAAGATTTGTTATTGATTTTCTTTCAGATTTAAATGTTACTTCTCTTTCATCTAAATGTGTATCAAAATCTAAATCTTTCGTTATACTTTTAACGTTACTTATTTTTAAAGTATAATCTTCATCTACTTTATTTATTATTATTTGTAATTCTATCATAATTATTTTTTTATCATCATATTTAGATTTCATTTCAAATTCAAATTTAGGATTTTCAGATTCTAATTCTTTATTTCTTATATAAATATTTGTTCCAGAAATCTTTTGAACAGTATCACTAAACTTTTCTAAATAACCTAACCCTTTTAGAATTGCAATAGTATTTGATTTAGGAGATGTTCTTATTTCACGAAATATATCTCGTAAAACTTTAATAAAATCATCTTGTGATCCCTTATTTGATACATATAATTTACCATTTGTTATATCATATTCATATTTAAATCCTTTTGTAAATAATATTGCTCTTCCATCACGTAGAGTTTCAATAGTAATAAATCTTTGATTTGATTTATCAATAGCAAATGTTATACTTTCACTTAATGTATCATCTGTATTTGTAAATTGTATTTTATTATTTACTATTTTAGCAGTATATCCTACAATGCGTGTAATAGGTTTGGCAAAATGGTTTTCTAATTTATATATAGAACCTTCTTTTATTAAATATTTATTAAATATTTTAAAATCATCACTAAAAGAATCTGCTCCAGATAATTCTCCACCCCAGAATCCAAACGTTTTTTTAGGTACTGTTTTTGGGAAAAAAGGAATACCATGTCTTTCTATTTCTTCCCTTTTATCTTCTAATAAATAATCTCTATCGGGTAATTGAGTATCTAATACACTTAATGAAAGAGCGCCAATAACTTGAAATAATCTTATAAAGAAAAATGATAAAATTTTACAATATTTTTCTACTTTTCCACTCTTTGCTTCTTTTTCTAAAGTCGCTATTTTTTTCAAATAAAGAATTCCATCTTTTCCAAGTTCTGGTTGAATTTGAATTTTATCAAAAAGTGTTGAGAGCTGGGATTCTGCTATTATTATCCATTTTTTACAACCTTCTGTTTCATGTAATGAAATCATATCAGCAATATCGGCATTTCGTAAAATAAAATCAAGAATTCTATTCATTAATAAAATAGTATCACCCGTTTTATCTAAGATTTTACTTTGACTGGGTAATATTGATAATTCTTGCCCCATCTAATATCTAATCTTTTTTCTCAAATACCATTACTTTCTTCAAGTCTTCAAAATGTGTTTCTAGTTTCTTTAAACATTTGTTAAGAGTTCCTTCACTAATATCACACACACTTGCTATACGTTCAAGACTTACACCGGAAATAGTATTATTAGAATGTGTTAATACAAAAGCAATCACACCAGCAGCAAGAGATGGAGGCATATTTTCTGGACATATTTCTAGACGTTCTGCTTCATTTGCAATACGAATCGCATTTTCTTTTAATATAATAAAGGCATTTCGTGAAATAGGAAGTTTAGAAAGAGGTTGCGATACATAATCAGCAGCCTTTGTAGAAGACATATTTGCTGGAATAATTACATCATTTAATAATCCACGTTGATTTGCCATTGATAATACTTCTTGAAAATATTTAAATGATTTTGTAAATTGGGTTGATGATAAATGGAAAATGTCAGAAATCTCTTTTGGCTTTCGTGGTTGTCCAATCATCTTCAATGAAGAATAAATACAACTTGCTACTACACTTGTTCTACTCATTCCTCTTTTATCACAATGTTCCACTAAACGAATATATAAACTTTTAGCAATATCAATTGTTCTTATATCAATTCCATTATTTGTTGCCGTTAATGAAAGTTGTTCAAAGACTTGTAAAAGAGAACGTTCTTTATAAGGTAAAAGATTCCATGTATGAAAACGACGAACACGCGCCATCGCAATTCTATTTGATTTATTACCACCAACTGTTTTATTTAAAATAATAGTACCAAGAGTGGAATGAGGAAAACGAGAATCAATAGGAGCACCAACTCGGCAAGGATCCACATTACTTCTATCATCCGTTCCAAAGAATCTATACTCAGCAGAACTATCAATATTTGGTTTATATAAAGTTCCACATGATTTACATACTACATCTTCTTCCATTTCAAAATCTTCTTGTGTTGAACCACAATGTATACAAATCGCTCCATTATCTTTTATTTTTTTTTCATCAAAATATTTATCAATATCATTATTATTATTCTTATGTATTGAAAGTCCCTTAAAATATTGTTCCATTTTAATAAGAACTAAATTTCAGAATGAAAATCAATTTTTATTTTTTTACGCAGATATTTTTCACGCAGATATTTTTCACGCAGATATTTTTCACGCAGATATAATTTCTTTTAGAGTATTATTTTTAATAAATTCTAATACAAAATTATTAAAATATTGTGTTGCTTTATCATCTGTACTCCAATGAGTATGGATACTTAATAATGGTTTCTCTTCAACATATATAATATTTTCTTTTATAGACCAATGTTTCTTTAATATTTCTACTGATATTTTTCCTTGTAATAGTCTCCACCATCCATAATTATTCTGTATAGGAAAATAATATGTATTAAATTCTTGTATTAAATCTTCTAAAGCGGCTTGTTCAAAATAACGAGATTTATGTGTTGCTTTTCTCCATAAAGATGGCACCATTTTATTACCGCTAAATACAAATCCTCCATTATATGTTCCAAATCGTTGTTCATCTATTGTACGTATTTCATGTTTTGATAATCCTATATCACACCATTCGGGAATACTTGGTAATGGTCCCATGAAACATATATCACTATCACATAATAATACTCGCTCACATGATATATGAGCCCATTCTAAAAGATTCATTTTCTCACACATAAAATCTTCCCATTGTGTATTAAAAATCTTTCCTTTTGTTTTTTCCATTTTTTGTCTTGATAATCCATCATATGTATCTAAAGCAACTTTTTTATATAACTTTCCTTTATAACCCAGATTAATAATATCAATATATGTATCACAATATAAATAAATATCTGGTAAAATACTATTAAATAACTGAAGTGTATTTAAAAATATTTTTAAATCATGAAGACTATTTGTATTTGCTAAAGTTGCTAAAGCATACATTTTATACTATACATTAGATTATTACTATTTTTAAATAGTTGCTAGCTTGAACATATAAAAAGAAGTAAATGCGGCAAATAATTGTATGATTACATATAATATACTTTCTTTCATTCCAAGTTTTCCATTGAGATACATGGCCAATACAACCGCCGGATTAATGCAAGCACCACTTACGGGCAACGTTAAAAATACTATAACAATATAAACAATTCCTATAAAAATAGGATTTGTTAAAGATAACATACCAAGCACTAATAAAAATGTTCCCAAATATTCAGCTAGTAAAGGTAATACCGTCATTTTCTTACTATATAATAGATGATAAAAAATTATACAGAATTATTTGTAGCAGCAATTTTTACATTTTTAATAATTGTATATTTCATGGATTATTATACAAATAATCGTTATTTTATTATTCGTAATCCTATAACATTTAGGGAATCTTTCACCTCAGCTTTAGCATTCGATAACTATGATAATACACACGTAAATCAACCATACGCATTATTAAATGGTGTCTTACCTATTAAAGAAAATCAAGTGAAAGGTCCTCTTAATTCTCAAACATGTTATGATCATGATTTCCAAACTCGCTTAGAACGGACTGGTAATTATATTCAACGAACAAATAATTATAGACATGAAGATCCAGAATCTTGCTCAAGTCCTTTTCAAGAATTTGTAACAGCCTTTTATAAAGTTGATCCTTTAGCTTAACTAAACACCAATTGGTATAGAATTATTTTTAGGATATAACATATATACTGATCCTAGTGATACTACTAATACTGTAATTGCTAAGAATATATTTTCAGTAGCATTATTTATTAATACTAATAACGGTATTATAATAAATATTAATGATAGAAATAAATCTGGTTTTGTAAATACACTACTAGGATTTTTTATAGAATCCCATAAATCAGTAAAGAATGTTTTAATTTTCTCAAATGGCGATGATCCAACGCCTATTTGTAATACAATATATGACACTAATAAATATGTTGCCATTATATTTATTTCAGATGAAATAATAAAATCTAGTAATGAGAATTTAGCAGCAAATGCTATTGCTAATCCCATCACTAATAATACAACTACAAATGCACCTTTTTCAATTGAATCGTAATTAAAATCTTGTTCTCGTTTATGTATATAAACAAAAAAAGTTCCTAAAAAAGCACTTAGTGTCACTAAAGCAATAACTTTAAATATTATTGATGGAAGTGCTGGACCACTTTTTGAAGAATTTAACTGTCCCATTGGAAGTTTTCCTTTTGTACTAAATCCTGGTATTGATAATGAAGGCATTTTTAAACTACCCAGTAAACTATTTTCTGTTTTTTTAGCGATATAAGATTTTGCTGTTTTTTCTGGATGTAATAAACTTGTAAAACTAAATCCTCCGGAACTCATCTACTCATTATCAATAATTAAACATGGTTTTGGTTTCTTTGTCCGAGGTTCTACTAAAACAAATGTTCCTTTCTTTGCTTTTTCAACATCTTCCCAAAACGCATTTTGTTTCGGAATAGTTTCTTCATACCATGTTTTATTTCTTAATACAAGTTCATTATGCACTTTTGTTATGGCATATGGTATTATTTCCACTAAAGTATAAGCTTCTCCAACTGTTTTATCATAATTATAACTATATATTCCATCCTTTTCAAGTAAATATATTTCTCCATCAATCTTTTCAAATGTCGGGTTAAGATTTTTAGGATTTTTTGATAAAATCTCTACTTCAACATACTCGCATTCCATTAGATTCGTTACTTCCATTTGAATTTGCATTTGAATCCAATAATCTTGTGGAATTCCTAATCCAACTTTTCTTGAATATGGACATTTAATTTCAACTAATCTTCCATATTTAGATCCTTCACTGATAATAATACCATCGGGACTTGCTCCAAGTCTTTTTTCAGTAGTATGCTTCATTCGTCCGCATTCGTAGATTTGACAATTCCAAGAATTTTCTAAATATTGTTTAATAATTGGTTCAAAGCGAATACCCCAATCCATTGGTTTCATATGCTCTGTTAACACTGCCTTTGGTCCATCAAATGCTCTAGGAGTCACTTTAGATAATACGAGTTGCCCACGTGTTCTTTCACTATCAAATAATTTATGAAACTCACTTGCTGTTAGCATTACTCCAAATTCTTCATACCATTGCGCTGAACGCTGTTCTACTTGATGCCGTTCTTCCATAATATGTTTTATTATAGCATCAATATATACTTTTGGAGTATTAATAGTAGCATATTTATAAAATTTGTCAAACATTTTATATAACAATCCTTCAAAATTCTTTGTAATATCAACTGTTTTTTCTTCTAATTCCATATCTTTTAATAGCTGTTTCAATGAAGTATGATAATTATTCTGCCATAATAAAATGTTTTTATCATTGGAAGGATATGGGGTTTGCTCTTCTATAAGACGAGCCATGTCGGCTAAAATAACAAATATATTACTATGAGATTGTAACATTTTTGTTATTCAATTTTACTAATTATATACATAGATATATTTTTATGTGGTATTGCTTGAAGGCTGAGGAACAGTTGGTTCTAGAGATATAACATTCTTCTTATTACGCATTGTTACCGTATTACGAATAGGTTTATCTAACATTTGATATATATAACTTCCATCGGCCTTTTGATGCATTACAAGATTCTTAATTTCAAGAATACGTTCTGTTTCAATATCATATACAACAGAATTCTTAGAGTTAAGAACTTTTCTATCAAGAGAGCGGGTTAGTAATGTTAGTAATGAAAGTAATTCTGCTTCTTGGAGACCTTTACTATCTTTCATAGATTCCGCAAAAAGACGAAGTCTATTTAATCGCATTCCTCGTTCTAAACGATGCCATGGCTTTTTAAAAGCAACTTCAGATTCCTTCTTTAAAAGTTCTTGAAGTCCTTCATTTAATGAATAATCCTTGAATATTGTTGAACCGCTTAAATCATGATGTTTTCTTACTGTTCTATTTCTATTCATTATATATAATATTAGTATGAAGTCTTAAAGCGGATTTCTATAATATTCTTTAATATAGATTGAATAAATTCTGGATTTGTAGAATTTATATGAAGAACATCATTATCAAACAATATGAATCTTCTCCAACATTCTGCATCTGAATTTTCTGTATAAGTATAGAAGTTTTTTAGATCTGTTTTTGATGAAATGTTAAGATAGCAATATTGTCCTTTTATAATTTTATTATCAAAATATATTTCATTTATTTCACAAAATTCATTTATCATAGATTCATCTATTTCAATAAATTCAGTTCCTTTATCTAAGAATATTAAAAACTTTTGAATATCATCTATTTTTTTATAGAGAAATGGTATTAAAAACATACCTTCTATCTTTATAGATGGATCCAACATTTCCTTATGCTGGCAAAGTAAGAATTCCTCCAAAAGAATTCCAACTTAGAACTCGTATTGAAAATTCTACACACGATTCTATAAATGCCCGTCATGTTGAACAATGGGAAACTGATACTCCCTATCTAACAGATAATATTCCTCAATTAGTAAAATCAGTTCAGTCAATACCAGACTCAATTGATCTTATTAAAGGATATGCTCCTCCTAGTTATAAAATAGCAAATATCTCTTATTATGATATGATGCCTATAAATACACGAACGGATACTCGTGATTATAAACAAGCACAACCATATGTCGCTGGAGGTCCCGATTTACAATATAATCCTTATTTTGATAGATATGATCCTATATCTGATCCACGAAATGCTGTGCGAGAACTACGTTCTGCGGTATATGAAGATAAAGGTACTAGTCGTGGCGTTGATGAGTCACAACATATGCTACGAAGACAATTTCAAAATAGATGGTTAAGAGAAGAATTAATTGATGATGATGAAATGACTACATATTTACGATATGAAATAGCAACTGCTGGCCAATCTAATATATCTTAATCAAAACTTATTTCTATTGGACTAAAATGTTTTTGCATTTGTTTCGTTGAAACATTTTCAGAAACATTAACTTTTCTACGTGTAAGACGACGTTGGACAGCATTTGTAGATTTAACAGTATTTGTAGATTTAACTTTTTCTGTTTCTTTACGAATTTTTTGAAGTTCACGTGCTGATTCATTCATTTCTTTTTCAATACTTTTCATATGTAATTTAATATAATCTATTACTCCCTTTTCAATTGCCCAACGAAAAAAATTTAACTTTCCTACTGTTGTCATAAATTGAGGTTCATTACCAAGTTGAATAATAATTCTTTCACGCCTACAAAATGGATCAAAGAGTTTTTTACTATATGCTTTTAATTGATTCTTATAATCTAAATATACAAAAAATTCATGTCCTTTGAATATATATGATGTATTATGAAAACGGGCATAATTTGTAACAAACCAATCAATAAGTCTTAGACTCATATCTGTATCTCCTTCTAGCACCTCAAGAATCTCTTTCAAATCACTACGATTCATATAGAATTGTTGGAGACTTTGTATAATTAATTCTTGCTTACAAAATATTTTACGTTTTCTTGTCTGAGGATCTGGAGTAATATATACTTCTTCTGTGTTAGCCATTTCTAAAACTCGTATTAACACCATTTTAAACCACTTTTATATATAGGACATAATGGATACCCCACCATCAAATTATAATCCAGAACAAAGTATGTTAAATGGCGGAACAGATAGTTCCATTATAAAAGTTATGGGTGGCGGAGGGGAAAGGGGCGGGGGCGGGGGAGGGGAAGGCGGAGGGGAAGCACCAAATGGTTATAATGAAACATCAAGTCTATTAGAAGGTGGAATTGATGTATCTATACAAAAAGTTGTTGGTGGTGGTAGTAGTGATGATACGTTACCCGATATTCAAATTATAAGAAATTATGATAGTGTTGATATTCAACAATTCAATGATTTTATAACAAATTTAAAAACCGGAACAAAACTTAATACTCTTATTAAAAAATTTAAAGATATTTTACAAACTCAAGATGATAAAAATAAAGTTCTTCATTATGTACATAATCGTTCTATTATTGAAACAAGTGCTCTAAATAGCACAAATTCTAATAATATTGTTCAAATTAAAATTATTCCATTAAATACAAAAAAGATTATTGTATTACCTCCTTTACATAATGATAAACCAGAATATCGTTTTTTTAGTCAAATTCAATATTTAATCCAAAATAATTATATGGATATTGATTTTGTTATTTCTAGAAATATTATTGTTGTAAGTTTACAATCGTTTCCTATAGATACAAATCAACCTCTTCAGTTTTTATATTATAAAATGAAAGTATCTAATTATAATTCATACTTTGTTGTAAATAATCCATATAAATTATTATATCCTAAAGAAAATGGTATTCTAATTACAACTAAAGATGTATTACCCTTGCCTCAAGATAATGATTTAATGCCAACAGAATTTGATTCAATTATTGAACAAAATATTACAGCGATGAAATATAGAGGAAAGAAAGATACCGCTATATCAACATTTGATATTATCTATGGTGATGATTCGGATCCCACAGAATCTTTACAAAACTATAATTTTTCACTATATGATAATATAGCAGTAATAACATTAGTAGAAGAAGATTTTAAAACAATTAATATTGATATTGAAGGTAAATTATATAGAATTCGTATTCCATTACATGATAATGATATTATAGTTCAACAATGGAGTAAACATAAATTTACAAAAGATGAAATGAAACTGATTGAAGATTTACATCTAGATAATATTGAAAATTTTGATGTGCCAAAATTCTTATTTTATTTATCTTATTTTAAATGTTATAATGATATTTCATTGCTAACAAGAAAAGAATGTAGTGTTTTTAAGAATTATCTTTCTCAACTTTATAACCATCATTTAGTAGAAAAAGAAAAAAAGGAATCTAAAGATACTGGATTTACAATTCTAAGTAGTGCTCTAGATACGGCTGGAAATAAGTTAAGAATTAATTATAAAGAAAATGGTTCTGATGAAGAAAAAACTGTAGATATTGATAAAAAATATGTAAACTATGAATTATCAAATGAAGAACTTATTGATGCGGTAAAAAATGCAATCGTATAATATATTAAAAAAAGACTAAATAGGTAAAAATGCTTAACGGCACAAGAAAATTAAAGATTGGTGGAAAAGCAAGAAGTAAACCTACTACTAGAAAACCTACTGCTAGAAAACCTACTGCTAGAAAACCTACTACTAGGAAACCTACTACTGTAAAACCTACTGCTAGAAAACCTACTACTACTAGAAAACCTACTACTACTGGAAAACCTCAAAAACCTCAGCAACATAGAGATCCTATGACGCAACAACATAATAATGAAAGGGCTGATTTGAAAAATCAACATCAGAATGAAAAAAATAATTTAAGTAATAAACATCAGAATGAAAAAGATAATTTAAATAAAAAACATGCTAATGAAATGGCAAAGGCAAAAACACCACAAGAAAAAGCTGCTTTACAAAAAAAACATGATAGAGAAAATGCTGCTTTAAATAAAAAACATCAGAATGAAACTAATAAACTAAATAATAAGCACCAAAATGAAGTTAATAAAATGAATGAAAGACATAATAAAGAACAAAGAGCAGCGGCAGCAGCAGCAGCAAAATCAAATTCTGGTCAAGGGATTTTAGGAGCTGCTTCTTCAATTCAAGGAATGATTCCCACTAGTACTGGTCCTGGTAATGGAGGTCCTACTAATACTGGTCCTACTAATACTGGCTATGGCCCTACTAATACTGGTCCTACTAATACTGGCTATGGTCCTACTAATACTGGCTATGGCCCTACTAATGAAGGACCTACTAATGGAGGACCTACTAATGAAGGACCTACAAATGAAGGACCTACTAATGAAGGACCTACTATATCGCCTAATAACATACCAGAAGATAGTAGTGTAGCATCAAATGGTACATTATTAGATGCTGATGGCAATCCAGTATTAGATGCAAATGGTAGGCCAATAAAAGTGAAAAAGGCAACATCTAGACGATCAATGCCCGGCTTGCCAGCAAGCATAAGTTCAATTTCAGCAAATAATACTAGAGGAATTAAATTACCTGGCAAAGCTATTGAAATATCACCAAAAGAATATAAAGCAGAATCTCTAGAATTAGATCCATATGTAATATCTTGGCCTCCAAAACTTGATACAGAATCTGGATTATTAGTGGCATATTTTACTGCTCAAGTTGGGGATGCTTATAAATATTATAAAATATATGGACAAACACCTCAGCAAATTGAAGAATATGTAAATAGTTTCCACGCAGAAATGAATGCTGAATATTCTCCTCAAGCAAATTTTAATACTTCATTGAATAAAACAACGAAAGAAGTAAAAAATAGTATTGAAACATTAGATTTACAAATTGATAAATTGAAAGGAAGTTTTAAAAAAGCACCAGCGAATGCTAAACAAAAGAATGCTCAAATTATAGAATTATTAGAAGATAGACGAGAAAGATTAACTGGTGAATTAAATGCTGCTCTACGAGTTGCCGCATTAGATTAATAGTAAATAGATGGCTGATAAAGATTTAACAAGAAAAATAATTAAAGCTCTTAATCCAAATGTTCTTTTGGCTCAAGAGACTAAACAATCGCAATATAATATTGCTAGAAACATTGAATCATCTGCTAAAAGTAAAGCATCATTAAATTATATTAGAGATGGTGTGAAAACAATATTTCGTTCCAAGGCTAATGATACTAAAGATAATAGGAGGCGTGTATCAAGACCTACTAGAAAAGCTAAAAAAGCAAAAAAAGAATTATTTGGAAAATCAAATACACAAATAACAAATAATTCTAATTTTTCAGATACTAATCCAATGAGAAAAAAATAAATTTATTTCTTTAATAAATTTAATGCGAAAATAAGAAAAATACCTGTTCCTACAAAAGCAATGACTTCTTGTTGATTTGTTGTTTTTATAGTTTGATTTTTCTCAAGCATATCTAAACGTTTCATTAACTCATCAATCTTTTCTTGTAATGATGATTTTCTATCTTGTGTTATATCACGGGGTTCTGATTTCACTTTACTATATGTTCCACCCGGGGTTGGCAAACTATCAAAAAAAGATGTATTACTTGTTGCGGGTGTAAGAGGTTTCCAAACGTCCTTTACTGATGGAATAGGTAGTATACTACCACCAGCTTTTTCAAAACCTTTTTCTTCTACGGCACTAAAATTATTTATAAAGCCTTCTACATTGGGTAAATCATCATCACTATTATCCAAAAAATATGAGGGTAATGGCTTTTTATTAAGAGAATTAGGTATATCTGGAAGTTTAGCTGAAACATTTTGAAATGCTTCTTTGTATTCTTTGGCAGCGAGTGCCGGACGATCCGTTGCTTCTGGATTAAATTGTGGATCCAACTCTTTATTAAAACATTCTTTTGTTCGTTTTATCTTTTTCCTTTCATGTTTTTGGGCTTTTTCTGTAGATCCTTGAATTGAATCTGTTTTGAAAGCATCTTCTAAAAGACAATAGTCCATTTCCCTGTGAAAAATGAAGATTTCTTATCTACAAGAAAATCAGAAGATGAGAGGATATGATAAACACTTTTTAGAATTATATAAAAAGTTTGAAAACCCTATTCACATTGTTTCTTATATTATCTTATTTGTAAGCATCATCTATGTTAAAGAAATACCAGATAAATATAAATACTACGGAAATAACGTATTGCTTCGTATAGTATTATTTGGATTAATGATCGCATTAACATATATTTCATTTGTTCATGGTATGCTTTTTGCTATCTTTGCTATATTATATCTTAGTTTTACTCCCGGTATGAAAGATAATGAATCATTTGAAGATTTACGTATTGTAGCAAAGAAAGAACAACGTTGGTTTGATGAGCGAGTCTTAGGTGAAGATCCGGAATTCATGGAAACAGAAAAAGTAAAAACAGAAGCAATTCAAGGCTCATAATAGGAAAGACAATGGATTATGATTTCATTGGAAAAATAACATTTACATTATTCTTTTTTATATGGAATGTGATTGAAGGTTTCAAGATTGATACTCATTATCCTCATAAACTTGTATTACTATATGTGTATCCTTTATGGAGACTTATATTATTATCAACTTTTGTTATTGGTAGTTTATGGTCTATGAGTTTATCTATTATGATGGGTTTTGCTATATTCTTTTATTTTATGGATATGCAACTTTTACTTTATAAAGAAATATAATAGATGGCATTTCCTTTTCCTCAGGCAATAGGAAATAATACAAATAATCCAATTGAAGATACAATAACATCATTTAACTCAAATCCTTATTTTATAGGTTCAATGATGTTACTACTTAATTTAGGTGGTCGTCATTTGGCAACTGGGTTAACTCCCGAACAAGATAAATTCTTTCAAAATGATTGGTTTCGTAAAGCATTAATCTTTGTTGTTTTCTTTATTGGTACTCGTAATATTATATCTTCATTATTTATGTCAATTATTTTTATTTTAGTAGTATATTATTTGTTAAACGACCAAAGTTCATTATATTTATTTAAACCATCCTTGCCAAAAGTAAAGGAAGAAGAAAAAATAGAACCAGTTAAAACTGCTCCTATTTATACTGGATTAACACCAGAAGAATCTGAAATTCATCGGCGATTAACTGATAAGATTGAACGTACAAGAAAAGAAGAAGAAATTAAAATACCTATTGCCCAAAATATTCAAACACAAATTACAAATACTTATTCAAATATGATGGCACGATTTTAAAGTTTATAAATAACAATTTTAATATTTGGATTATTATTTGCCCATATATTTAATATATTATAATATTTATCCCAATTTCCTCCAGCTAATCCACATCCAATTTTATAAGGCAATGCTATTGATTTTGGATTTAATTTAGATACTTTATTTAGACACTCTATCTATCTTCTAGAGTATCAGGTTTACCACATGAATCATACATACCAGGCTTACCCATTGCTACTTGAGCAAAAGCACATATAATTTTTCTTTTACCTACTATCTGAATTGTTCCAGGTTCTGGTCTATCTTCAGGAACAGCCATATTTCGCTTACCAATTCCTTTACGAAGAGCATATACATTAGCATCTTTCCAAACTAGTGCAATAGTTTCAGATAATCCATGTGGTTTAATAGCAGTGCAACAACATTGTTGTAATATATATTCTTCAGTAGCATCTAAAATATTTCCATCAATAATTGATATTCAATTATTAATCAATTTTATACAGCTAATGAAACACTATTTCCTATAGCCGTTCTCTTTCTTCTTCCCCCTCCTCGTCCAGTGCGTGTTGATTCTGCTTGCGACATCATTTCTTCAGAATGTAAACTCTGTAATTCAGAAACAGCCATTACAGCTGGTTGGCTTACAGATGATACAGATTCTGGCATCATATATACATCATTTTGTCTGGCTTCCTCAAATGTCTTTAAAATATCATCTACTCCGGTAGGACCCTTCATTTCACGACGCATCTGATTACTGGGAGGTTCAGAAGATGCTGCTACATTTTGAGGAACATTTGGCATATTGGGTGGTGCGTTGAATACTGGAGCTTGTGGAGCAGTAGGACCTCTTCCAGAATTCATTGCCATATTCATGAAATTACCAAAGCCAGGACCCGCTTGAGAAGCAGCAGCACCCGCCACTTGTCTTGCCAAGTCAGGATTATTACGTAATACATCATCTACATTTGGCATACGAGAACGTAGGAATGTATTACTTACATGACACATAAAACCACTACCAGCAAGAGCAATCATTATACGAGCTTCGGGAGGCATCTTACCACGTTCCTTGTATTTATCATATAACTCCTCAAACATTTCATCAAAATCTTCTACATTCTCATGAACAGATTCAGACCATCCATCTAGTTTTAAATCAAAAGGGTCAAACTTTCCATTTGCCCATTGTAAACCAGTTACAATACCCATTAGTGCTTGACGCTGAAAACGTAAACTTGCTTCTAAATTACGAGCATCAACTAATCTATTAAATTCATCCCGAATTTCTTCTAGAGAGTTATCCATTGTGAAACGACGAGATGTTTCAAATCCTTTCTTTTCTAGCCGCTGGAGTTTATTTAAATATTCAACCTTTTCTTTCTTTTCATTTTCATTAAATGCACGACTTGGCGCAGGATCTAAATGAATATTTGGTGAAGAAGATGTTTGATTATTAAAAGAATAAGATGATGGTGGCTCCTCATGTCTGATTTCTGCAGCAAAAGGAGGAACATTCATATTATCGCTAAACGATAAAGTTGGTCCAGAATCTAAATTACTAATTTCTACTTCTGAAATACCACCTCCAAAATTACTACTAGATTTTGGCATCGGAGGGATATTTGTATTAGTAAGCATATTAAGACCAAGAGTATCATTAATATCATTTAATTCAATTACATTTCCAATATCATTCGTTAAAGAGATATCATTGCCGCCATTCATTACACGGATTTCCTTTTCCATATCTCGAAGTGTAACACTCATTCTTGAATTGATTACTTTCTTTTTATATAGTTGTTTTACGCATTTAAACCTCCGTTTGCCATCCATCCTTTAAACTATCATTGTGAATTACACCGGACATCTTAATAAAATTTATATTTCCTTGAATATGTTCTAAAAGTAAGAAAATCCCGTGACAACGCTCAAAATGATAAGGTAAATGTTTTGTTTCACATCCTAACATTTCAAACATTTGAGGAATACATATTTCAAAAAAATTCATCATTTTTATAAATATATCTTTATGAAAAATAAATGTATGATATAATGGTATATCATTTAATATAATTGTTTCCATTTTAAAATCTTTTTTATAAACTATATTATAAATTTTTAAAATAATATTCCATCCTTCTAAACCAATTGTTTGATTCAAATGACGAAATGAGTTTTCTTTATAAATATAAAATACATTCTTAGGATCTATATTATTTTCAAAACAATCTATAAGTGTTTGATTCATTATCATATCATATTGAAAAAATCCAATATAATCATATATATCAAGTAACCATTGATGATTTTTTATTACATGAAGAAATACACTATCTTCACAGAAATTAGAATGCTGCCATAAAGGATTATAATATGGCAATTCTCGTTCCAGAATTACTTGTGGTTTTAAAGATTCTGGAATTGTTTTCTTTATTTTAGAATTCACTCCAATAAATTTTAAATTTTCTTTAGAAACTTTTTCATAACATTCTTCATAAAGAATCTTGTGAAAAATTACATAAAAACAATATTTCATTATATGGGTAATATTGTTTTTTATTTAAGTTCTAAAATATATATAATCCATACACATGAGTAAAGCATCAGCTAAATCATCCTTTTTAGATGCGTTATGAAATAATTCATGAAATTTTTGTTCTTGAACATGGGTTTTTAAGAATTCCTTGGCTCGTTCAATTGATGCCTTCTTTCTATCATTATACCCTTCATCACCAATTTCTACATCATGAACTTTCTTACCAGCATGAATTAGTTTCATTTTAGGAATAGGAGTTAAAATATCACGCAATGTAGCATATAAAAACATCTGAACAGTTTTCATAACGGGATTTTTGAGCACTGGTTGATTTTCTAGACCTATTACTGATGCTTTTCCTAAAGTTTCTTTATGATCTATTACAAATTTTCGTATAGAATCATGAAGTGCTTCAATATTAAATGCCTTTTTAATTGCTTTCTTTTTTACTATTGGTAACGCATATGTTTCTTTTACTTGTTTATATAGTTCTTCCTTTGTTGCCTTTTTCACTTTTAACATTTCTTTTAGCACAGAAACATTTGGCATTTTTTTCAAAACATTCCCAGATAAATCTTTAAAAATAGGTTTTAAACAATGTTTTTTACAATAATATTTTTCACCAAAAGTATATAAAGCATTTTTATTACATACAACACATTTATATTGTTCTTTAATATCACTTACATTACCATCTTCTAGCAAACTATAATTCTGCCAATCAAAGATCTTTTTCTTATCAGAATCATAAACACAATATGCTAAATTTTTTATAGCAATATCAAAACAACAAATAATATTAGACATTATTCTTTCTAATGATAATCGTTTCTTTGGTTTAAGTTATAAACCGAAGTTAAATTACTATAAGTCCCTCTAGGAGTATTTCTCCCACCTTCATAATAGTTTGTTACCATAGAATTTTTAGGTTTTTGCTCATAAGAAACTTGAGAAAAAGTTCCAAATAAATCGGGAGTTACATTATTATCACGCTCAACACCAATCCCCAGATTTTGATTTGTTGCTTCTAAATGGCAATCATATTTTGATGTTTTAAGAATTTGTGCGGGAGGAGGAATTACACTAACATCAAGATTTTTTGTAATAGGAAATTGATGTTTACGAGAATAATCAATAATCTTTTCAGCATTATGTTGAAGCCATTGTGTTGTGGGATATTGATTACCAACGGGGACATTTTTACTACAATGATCATTGTAATCTGTAGCCAATCTACCATCTGCCATTATAGCAGGCCATCCATTATAACGATTATCTGGAGCAGTATTCTTTAGATTTACTTTAACATTTTTAAAATCTACATAATAATTGGGATCTGACACTTTTCTATAATGCTTAGAATCCATCCTATACTATAATTATATTTCAACTTCCGCTACAGCACTCAATGCGTTTCCTTCCAATGTAGATGTTTTCATATCTTCTGACTTTTTTAATAATTGTAAAAGTTTCTCACGACCGGGTCTATTTCCTACACGAATACCTTTTGTCTTTGCTGCTTCTATAAGTTCATCTTTTGTCATTGCTTCATAATTTATTTCAATCTTAGGTAGAGAATTATCTTCAATTTCGTGGGCTTCTTCTAATACATTTTTATACATATCTTCTTCAGAATTGTCAGAAGAGACAAAGGGTTCAGTAAAAGAAGGGCGCGGGGGGAGAACAGATGGTTCAGTAAAAGAAGGGCGAGGGGGGAGAACAGATGGTTCAGAAGAGACAAAGGGTTCAGATATTTGAGATGAGGTATTTTCAGATAATTGATGAAATGTCATTTGAGGAGAAATTCGGGGAAGAATATGAATTGGTTTTTCTTCTTGTTCCATTTTGAGATTTAATAATAATTTTTCCATTAATCCAATTCGTTTCTCAGAATATGTTACACGAGAATATACATAGAAAAATAAAGCACCAAATACTAGTGTTAATAATAGACCAATCGTGAGTGATTCACTTAACATTCTTTTAGATGTATATAACTATTGTATATTATTAATCCGCAGAAAATACTTTAGTCCAAATTTCATTAACACTACTTTCTTTACACACTCCATTTTCAACTTTATAAGTATATACTAATTTTTCATTTTCAACCAATGCTGGAACACAAATCTTTTTCACAAATTCTGGAGATTGTTCTATTATTTCAAATACATGAGAACTTATTATACTAGACATATGTTTATAAGACCATAGAGTATTTAAGAATCTATTTGAACTGCGTATAGAATCATTTGGATTCGTTGAATGAAATATCTCATCAAATAATACTAACCCTTTAAAATCTGGATTATTACAATATAATACATCACGAGCAAAGCATATTTCTTTTTCAAATAGGGATTTCTTACCGGGTATATCTTGGATATGAAGACCAGATAATATATAATCAAAAGGACTTAATTCAATAGATTCACCTAAAGCATAACCAAATGTTTGACCAAATAATATTGTTTGTAGCACAGCACGTAAGAATGAAGATTTTCCACCGCCATTTGGACCAGTTAATAGATAATGATTATTTGTTTCATTAATATCAAAATCTGATGCTACTGGTTTTGATAAATTAATATCATATATTTGTTTTCCTTTAAAATAAGGAATTACGCTAGAATATAACGTTACTTGTTTGAATATAGGATTTTTAGAAATCTTATAAAGAATTTCTAATTTGGCAATTTGAGAAGATATAATTTTTAAATAATTTGGATTTTCATAGATAAATATGAAATTTCTGCGAATATCATATTTCTCAAAATCATAATGATTAGAAATAGTATAAATACCATTTAATAATTCTTTAAAATTCTTTACAATATCAAAGTATTTATATATGGATACTCCAAGAGTTTTAATAGTAGAATCAATAGTATATAAATGAAGCCCATTTTGTATAGGCTGATACATAGATTGTAAAAATGTAAATATTGTAAAAACATTTTGAAGAATTTTTTGAGGAGATTCAAAAGAAAATGACCACATTTTTCCCATAATATTTTGATACATTGAAAAACTCATAGGCATTCTCCATACATATTTCACAAGTAAATATGGAAGAAAATATGCTAATATTGGCATCGCAACAGAAAGAAGAGGAATAAAAAAGATTTTAAATTGTGATAAAAATAATAATAAAAATGGGATTGAATTAAATATTTTTAAATCATCATGTTGAAATATAAGTTGTCCTAATGTATCTTCTTTAAGACTATTTTCATCTGAAGAAAAAAAGAATTCCAACATTTTTTCATGCTTATAATACTCATTAAAATCTAATATTTTATCTTTTAAAGATTGTATAATTGTTTGATTCTTTATTATTTCATTTATATTTGGGAAATTAGATTGTTTTTTAATTAAATTTTCAATAATCTTTTTTGAGAATTTACATTTCAAATCAAGTATATTAGAAATATTTTCTAATCCCGAATCTACTAACATCTAATTTTAAGAATAAAATAGACAATAGGATTTAAACCGCAAGAACATTGTATAAATAGGTAAAAATTCCCTAAATCAAAATGACACATGTATTAGGAATGATGAAAAAGGGATGTTTGAGTGAGTTACTTTCTCTGGAGGCTAGTGTTAATAGACCTCCAGAGAATATTATTCAAAAGGTTCAGAATTTATCTGGATTACTTGATTCTCAATATGTCCCCAGTTGGAGAACTTTAGATAAAACTCCATTAAAACATCCCGCCCAGAAACGTCGTGAAATAGAGTCTAGATCACGCTATGAATCTGGAAGTATTAAAAATTATTCACAATTGCCAAATTGGTCAGAAAATTCTACCCGTAATAGTGTAAAATATGTAAGTAAATATAAAAATAATGAATCTCAAGTTGAAGATAAGATTCTTAATACAATTATATTATCTAAATTAAACAAATTTAGTGATTCAACATATAATGATATTCGTGATTTTTTATATCAAGTATTAGGATCTAGTAATGATTTAAAGGATACTACTACACTAAAGGAGGCTGAAGAATTTGTAAAAGATTTTGTTAAACTTGTATTTAAAAAAGCAACAAGTGAAGAAATCTTTTGTCCTTTATACGCAAAACTATTAGGCGAGGCTTCGGCAAAATATCCAATCGTTCTTAATGAAATGAACAAACTTCATGAAAATTATATGAATATTTTTCATAATGATGATGATGTATCATCAGTTGATTATAATAGTTTTGTATCAAAAAACATTGAAAAAAAATATCGTTTAGGGTATAGTCAATTTATATCAGAGTTAACATTATTACATATTTTATCAACCGACAAAATTGTAAATATTTTTGAAATTATTTTCAAACAGATCTTAATACAAGGTAAACTTCCAAATAGAAATAGTTTAAATGAAGAATATATTGATTGTCTATTAAGAATTGCAAAAGTGTTAAAAGGAAAACAAGATCCTTTTTTTGTTGAAATTCGTAAAATGTTACTTTCAATTGTAAAGGAACCAATTGATATGATTCAACAGAATAAAGATTTATACACAAGTATTTCAAATAAATCAAGATTTTTAATATTAAATATTAATGATTATCTACAATAAGTAGATGGCACGTAAGTCAAAAACAAGAAAAGTAAAGAAAGGAGGGCAGAAAAAAAATCAAACAAATTATAATCCGACATACATAACTCAAACTGCTGGGAATCCATTTACATACAACTCAATGTTTAATCAAAGAGGTGGAGCTCCGGCCCCCGCACCCAGTAATGCATGCCAAATAGCAAGCAATTTACCGAATTTAGATGAAATATCTTTAATTTCTAGTTTACAAACCTACGGTGATACCTTAAATATATTAAACGCAGCAGCTATTTCTGCTCAAACCGCTGCTACTTCTGCTCAATCCGCTGTATCACTACAACAACAAGCTGCGGGAACTTTACAAGATGCTGTAAATAGCATAAATAATGCGTTTATTGGGACATCTACTACTAAAGGTCTATACATGTCTATAACTGGCACTCCATTTGTCCCATCACCTCTTCCGGCTCTTTCCCCAGCTCCAGCACCAGCGTAAAAAACTTATAATATAATAGAATGGCACGTAAATCTCGTTCATTATCTTTAGTTTCTCGCTTATATTCACCTTTTCGCAGAGCATTTCAGGCAACTGGTAATTCTGCCCGCACGGTTGGGCGTGCTGTAGGAAAGGTTGCTGGTAATGTAGTAGGCACTGTTGGCAAGGTAGGCCAAACATACGCAACAGCAACAAATCGTGCAATTACTAATATTACCCGTGGTCGTAAGAATAAGCGTAATGCTACAATGCGTAGAAGCAGCAGACGCAACAGAAGCAACAGAAGCAATCGTCGTTAAATACAAAAAATTAAATTATATCCACTTTTAATATTGATATTATAATATTATATTATAAAAATCAATATTTTCTATTAAAGGTAAATTCATTTTAGGGAGTAGGATGAATTCTAAAAACCGAATTGTGAAAAATGAATCTTCCCGAAACAAAAAAATGGCTCCAAAGAAATCAATTCCTAATAATAACGACGATGATGATAGTGTTGATAGTTATGGAAATATTCGTGATCTAATTGATTACGATTATGATTCAGAAGAAGAAATATCTGAAGATGAAGAAGTATTAAAAAGATCCAAAAGAAAGGCTGCTATAGAAGCAAATAAGAAGATTAAAAAATATATTGAATCAGAATCAGAATCTGAAGATGAAACTACAGAAACATATGAAGACACAGATGAAGATACAGACGATGACGAAGATGCTGACGAATCTAATATGGAAATTGAAGATGAAGCAAAAATGCCTGGCATCAGTATTAGTATTGGAATGGATCAAAATATGACAAGAATGATACCAAAAAGACATAATATGAAAAAGGAATCAGTATATGTTAAAAATTTTGTTAAACTTATAACAAAAACACCAGAACATAATACAATTGATGATCAAATTGATCATTTCAAAAGTCTAGAATTAAGTAAACAAAAACAAATGATTGAAGCATTAGAGCGAAAAACAAATACTTCTGAACAATCATTAATCTTTAAAATTTTAACAATGAATCTTTCACCAGAAATACAAACAATGGTTCTTTCAAAGTATAATAATCTTCAAAACATGGAACCATCCACAAGTGAATATTATAAGTTGCGTTCATGGCTAGAGAAATTAACAAGTTTACCTATTGGTATTTATAAACAATTACCAGCAACAATTGAAGATGGTCCAGAAGTATGCAGCAACTTTATGATGCGAGCACAGAAATGTTTAGCAGATGCTATATATGGACAAGAAGAAGCAAAGTTACAAATTCTTCAGTTTATTGCTACTAAATTAACAAATCCTAATTCACGAGGCTTATCATTATTACTAGTGGGTGAGCCAGGTATTGGCAAATGTCATGCTAAAGATACACCTATTCTTATGGCAAATGGTTCTATTAAACTTGTTCAAGATATCCTTGTAGGGGATGAAATTATGGGAGATGATTCTGCCCCGAGAAAAGTATTATCACTTGGGCGTGGTAAAGATACTATGTATGATATTATTCCAGTAAAAGGGGATACATATAGAGTTAATTCAGAACATATATTATGTTTAAAATATAGTGGTAATCTAATGATTGAAAAAGTAAATGAAAATGCATATAAAGTAAAAGAATATATAGGTAAAATAAATAAATTTAAATATAAAACATTTCATACAAAAGAAGAAGCAGATAAATATATTACAACAATAAATTATGATAATATTCTTGAAATTAGTGTTAAAGATTATTTAAATATGCCATCTAATATTAAGAAACGTTTAAAAACATATCGCACAAGTGTTGAATTTCCTCATATTAATCCAGATTTTGACCCATACATAATAGGTCTTTGGTTAGGCGATGGATCGTCACGTAATTCTATGATATCAAATCAAGATTCAGCAGTATTATTATATTTAAGAAATGCATTACCAGAATCTAATTTAATGCTTAGTTATAAAAGTAAATATGATTATTATATAAGGGCAATTACATCTGGTAAAAAAGATAACATATTATTAATGACATTAAAAAAATATAATATGATAAATAATAAACATATACCTGATATTTATAAAATAAATAGTCGTAAGGTACGTTTACAAGTTCTTGCTGGATTAATTGATAGTGATGGATCTTACTATTCTAAAACATATCAAATTTCTACAATTATTAAACAATTGAGAGATGATATATTATACTTATCTCGTTCATTAGGGTTTGCTGCATATTCAAGAGAAAAAGAAACATCATGGACTTATAAAGGAGAAAAAAAATATAGTAAATGTTTTAGTATTCATATTTCAGGTAATATCGATACAATCCCTGTTAAAATAGAACGTAAGAAAGCACAAATAAGAGAACAAATTAAAGATGTTCTTGTATCTGGTATTACTGTAAAAGAATCTGGATATGATGACTATTATGGGTTTACATTAGATGGTAACCATCGTTATCTAATAGGTGATTTTACAGTAACTCATAATACTAGCCTTATTAAAAATGGTATAGCACGTTCTCTAGATTGGCCTTTCCAATTTATTAGTCTTGGTGGAGATAGTGATGCTACAACATACACTGGTCATCAACTTGTGTATGAAGGAAGTCATTGTGGTAAAATTGTAAATTCATTAGTAGCGGCAAAAAGTATGTCAATGGTATTATTATTTGATGAATTAGATAAAATTTCACAAACTCCTAAAGGGGAAGAAGTTCAAAATTTATTAATTCATTTAACAGATTCTGTCCAAAATTCTGATTTTGAAGATAAATATTTATCTGGTATCCCTATTGATTTATCAAAAGTAATGTTTGTATTTAGCGGTAATGATATTAATAAGATTGATAGAATATTACTTGATCGCATGGTTGTAATTAAACTCAAAGGATATAAGGTTTCTGAAAAGGTTACCATCGCAGAAAAATTCTTAATTCCGAACGCTCTAAATGAAGTGTATTTAAATGAAAAGGTAAGTTTTACAAAAGAAATTATTCAATACATTCTTGAAACTTACGCAAAAGAAGAGCCAGGTGTGCGTGAATTTAAAAGATGTATTGAACAAATTGTTCAAAAGATTAATATGCTAAGATTATTTAATTCAAAAGATATGCCTTTCCATATACCTAATTTTACTCTTCCATTTATTCTTAAAAAAGAACATATACAATTATTCTTAAAGAAGAAAGAAGATGAAGATGTTTCTTATCAAAGAATGTTTGTTTAAAATAGATGAATAGAAAAGGAGGAGGAATAAAATTTTCAGTTAGTAAAAAGAAACATAATATAACAACAAAAAATCCATTTATAATTCATACTCTTACAGGGTCAAAAGAAAATATAAAAAAGCGAATAAAATCTGTTAATAAAACAAAAAAATTCTTTGGTGTAAAAGGAGGAACATTACAAAAAACGGAATCAATTGATTTACAACAAATACTTATGACAGATCCAATATTAGATGCTTCAAGAAATCTAGGAGCATCAAATACAGTATTAAATAAATATTTAAAACAAAGAGGAGAACAAGGATTTCCTTTAACAAGACTTAGTAATAATATAAATTCTTTAGGAGAACCTGTTACATTAAGAAAAGAAGGGCGAGGAAGAAAAATAGATGGAATTATGAAACCAGTGTATGAAATTATTGACGGACGTCATAGGGTCGTTAAAGCAATTGTATCAGGTAAAACACATATAAATGCTAAAATTATATAATATGTTTACCATCTTCTTCCACAATGAGGATTATGTCCTCCACTACAATAAGTTTCTTCGCTAAATCCTAACTCTGTTTTACAACAAAATGGATTATGGTTATCTTTAGCAGAAGATAGCTTTTGTCCAGTAGCAATATCTATGTACTGACTACAGTATTTTTTTCCACAAACCCAACACCAACTTCTACCACACCCAGCACCTTTTATAAATCCATCTCGTGTATCTAATCCACACGCAAAAATATAATCACACGCAGCATCTTTCAAACACCAACGAGCACACCATGGGCATTGCTTTGCATCTTTAGAACCATCCTCTTTACTCATATAATCTAAAGAATATATTATTATTTAAGTTAATGAAAGTAATATTAGGAGGAATTGTGCGAAATATAGAAAATCATATACAACAAATATTTACATTTATTTTAAGTCTTAAACAAGTAATATCTAATCTAGAAGTATGTTTATATGAAAATAATAGTACAGATAAAACAAAAGAATTATTATATGGATTAAAAAATTATTTAGATTTTGTTTCAATAAAATCTGAAAACTACCCAGAAGAATATTTTTTTTCCTTTCCAGCAAGAACTTTTAAGAACGAAGCTTGTAGAATTCATAAAATATCTTTTGCCAGAAATAAGTTGCTAGAAATGATAAAAGAAAAACAATCAGATTTTGTTATAATGATGGATTTAGATATTAAGATTTTACCAGATGTAAATATTATTGCTGGATTAATACAACAAATGAATATAAACAATGAAATCCATGCTTTATTTGCAAATGGTGTTATGTCAAATGGACATTATTATGATGGATATGAATTTCGTTCTGAACAGTTACCTTATGGACCAGAAATTCTAGGAGAAACTTTCTGGTCTGATGCTCATATGGCAAAAATACAACATAAGTATGAACCCAATGGTCCATTAATACCAGTAATAAGTGCTTTTGGAGGACTTGCTATTTATAACACAAAAGTAATAAAAGATTGCTTTTATTCAGCAGATATTACTGATGAACTAAAAGAATTTAATAGTAAGTTTGAAATTGAAAAACCTAGTCAAACTCATTATAATGGTTGTAGTTTAGGAATATATATGGATAATATATTTTATAAAAATAATTCTGGATATAATTATCCAGTATGTGCTGAACATGTAAATTTCCATTTAGCAATAAGAGCAAAAGGATTTACCAATATGTTTATTTGCCCTGCCTTACATTATTATTGGGGTTAAAGATTTTTATTAAAATAAATATAATGGATGATAATATATTAATAGCTATTTTAGCAAAAGATAAAGCATATGTATTGCCATTATATTTAAAATGTATATATAATTTAAATTATCCTAAACATAAAATATTATTATATATAAGAAGTAATGATAATAATGATAATAATGATAATAATGATAATAATGATAATAATGATAATAATGATAATAATGATAATAATGATAATACAATAGAAATTTTATAAAACAATATAAAGATGAATATAAATCTATATTTTGGGATTTTAGTTCAATAGATAAAGAATTAAAAAAATATACACATCATGATTGGAATTCTTTTAGATTTAGAGTTTTAGGAAAAATTCGTCAAGAATCTATTCAATATGCTATTAAAAAAAATGCTCATTATTTTGTAGTAGATTGTGATAATTTTATACTTCCTAATACTTTAATACATATGGTTCAAGTAAAAGGTTTAGGAGTTGTTGCTCCTATGTTAAATTCTTCAAATAATTATTCAAATTATCACTATGACGTAGATGATAATGGATGATAAATATTTAAAATTATTAAATAGAGAAATATTAGGATGTATTAATGTAAAAGTTATATATTGTACATATTTTATTAAATATGATGATAATTCTAATAGACATGAATATATTATTTTTAGTGATAATTTAAGAAAATTAAATATTAATCAATATCTTGATAATAGAGATAAATATGGATATTTAACATTTGCGACTACAAAGGAAGAATTTGATAAAGAAAAAGAAAATTTAATTAATTATTTCCCCAGAGATATCATTTAATCTATCTTCTTTAAAATAATACATATTATATTCTTTTAAAAACTTATATGTTTCTTTATTATATTCATCATAATAATTATAGATATTTTTTAAAGCATCTTTAGTATTTCCATATTCTTTTAATACGTTACTATCTAAAAAATTAATAGTATATGGTCTATATAATTTTCTTAAAATATTATGTTTTGCTAAATAATTACCTATCATTAAATCATCATTTTTACATTCTTTATTTTCTAAAATAAAAGTTAAATATTCTTCAAAATCATTTTTTATAATATTTGGTGAATATAATATTGATGAAAATCCTTGTAAAAATTTAACGTTACATCCATGTTCTACATAAGTATCATTAAAACACCAATATCCTCTAGCTTCATTAAAAAATGGAGTATATCCATATGTATATAATTCTAAAGTATTATTTGGATAAATTAAATCATCATCAACAGACCATATATATATTTCAGAATTATTTCTATAACGAATAAAAGTTGGTGCTACTTTGGTAATAGCACCATAATCTTCTGTGCGAAATATTTTTACATTTTTCATATTAGTTAACCATTCTGGTATAATATATTCTTCATTTGTTCTTATACATTTATAAGGAATATTTATTTCTAAATGTTCAATTGGTATTGTTTGATTTAAGATTGTTTGTATTGTATCTTTAATTTTATCAATTCGGGAAGGAATTGTAGTCATTGTTGCTATTATTTTTAATTTATTATCAAATTCTAGTTTTTCAAACTCCAATAAATCAGTATCAAATTCTTCTAAAACTTCTTCCTTTTTTTCTGGCATAGATGGAAGATTTTGTAAACAAAGCTCAATATTCTTTTGAATTCTTTCTTTATGTTCTTCAGGACATATTTGTTTTGCTATAGCAAATGACTGTAAAGCTTCTATAAAGTGTTTTGTATAAAATGCTTGAAGACCAAATTCATCAAAATAACTCCAACCATAAGCAAATTCTTCTAAAAATAATGAACTTTTATTAGATACAATATTAAAAAATGTATATCCTAACGCATAAATTTCTTGTTGAAAAATATCTTTTTTTCTAGCATATTGTAGAATCTCATAAATACATTCTTTTCTAGTTGGGCAAACTTCTTGAGCTAACCAAGCATAATCTAGTTTCTCATCAATAGAATCTGTTAACCGAATTAAATTTAAAAAACTAATATAGTTTTCTTCAATCCATCCCTCAGATATACTACGTAAATTATAATACTTTATTGCCATATCTTTTAATCCAGCATCTCTATATGATTGTGCTAAATAAAAAAGAGTTCTACCTTTATTAGAATCTGGATTAAATTCATATTCTTTTTGTAATATTAACGCATCTTTCAAATATTTTTGAGGATCATTTGATCTTGAACCTTCTCGCTTAGATTTAATAAATACTGTATTTGGTAGATACTGTATATTATTTATTTCAGTGCTATAGGGGTATTCATGTAAAGCACCTTTATATTTCCAATTATATTTTAAATTTGTTAGTGAAGTTCTATTATTAATTATTGAACCTTCATTAATCTGAATAGTATATCCACCAATATCTTCTTTTAAAAGTTCTCTATTAATAATTCCTTCTAAGACATCATCCGCATCTAACATAAATGCCCATGACATATGATTTCTTGCTAGCTCTAAAGCTTCTGTTCTATTATGTCCAAAATTAACCCATGGTCTAGTATATATATAACCTTTTATTCCTAATGTATCACTCACTCTTTGAATAATTTCTTTTGTTTTATCAGTTGAACCAGTATCTACAATACAAAAAGTGTCCATTTGTGGAAGAGCAGATAACAATGCTCTTTCAATAATATGATCTTCATTTTTTACAATCATACATAAACCTAACATTTCTATAAAAAATATTTTAATTTATTTAGATGGTTTATTCGCATCTGTTTGATTTGGTAACCACCTAGTATCTTGTTTTGCTCGTTCTGCCATCATTTGTTTTAATTTATCATCCATTTTTTTTGATTCATCTGTTTTTGATGAAGAACCACCACAACTACTACTGCTACCAGTGCCCCAACGATTACGAGTACAAAGAGACATTCTATACATGTTCAAGGAAAAGAATATAAGTAGAATTACCAATATAAGGATTCTCTAATGCGTTAACATTTTGATCATCATATAAATACCATTTATTTTCTTCTTTATGTTTTGCTTGTGCTGTATAATGTCCCCCATGAATACTTCCATGATGATCTACAGTGCTTTGTAAAACATAGTTACTTTTTTTTTTATTAGGAGAAATTTCTGAAAATAGAGATTCTAGGTGTAAAATATCAAATGGTTTAATCGGAGTATTAATTTTTTTACCATCATATGTAAATCTTTTTAATACAAGAATAAGATTTTTTGGCAATTTCCAAATTCTTATTTTTTTAATTGCTTTTGTTCTAGATTTACAGACATCACAAGCATAATCATCTAACATTTCTTCATTTAAATCTGCTTGTAAGCAATCAATAATTGTTGTAATGTTATTATCAGAACTAAATACCCCTTTTAATGTATTAAATGTATCAAATTTATCTGATACATTTTTACATTTCTGACAAATAATTTGAATATGAAATTCTCCAAAGAATAAATCAACAAATGGAGAATAATGTTTTTCAAATTGTTCTTTCCAAGCAATTAGTGATTTTTGTTGATATTTCTGTTTTTCAGAAATTAGTTCACATTTTGTAATATTCATTGTTACTTCTCGTGATAATGATTCATGTAGAGAATCTAACAGAAACATTAAGAATTCATGCGCATCATGAGGTTCTCTAGATGTAAGATGATCAAAACAAGTATTTTCGGTTGCTGTTTTAAATTCGTTCCAAAAACCATTTGGTCTTACTGAAGAATTATTGTTAATTTTTCCAAGATTTTGAACTATATTAGCAAATTGCTTTGTAAAATCATTATATTTACAGTCATCTTTTAATATTTTAGTATAATTTTCTTCTTGAAATAGACTATATATTTTATAACAATGACGAAATGCTTGTATTACTGAATTAGCATAACATGTAAATCCGACATTAACTATTCCGCCGGTTCCAGTAGCCATATTATGCGATACATATGTATTGATTTAAAACCATTTAATTTTTTTGAAAAAAATTAAATAATATTTTTATTTAATATTATTAGTAAAATGGATCTAAATCAATCATATGAACAATATTATAATATTGCTCTCCTAGATGATTTACATAATTATTTTCCAGATATTCTTTATGGTGATAGAAATAGATTTCGTTCTGTAAACGATTTATTAGATTATATTCGTTCTGAAACAAGAAATCGCTTTGATCTATTTACGAGCGCACAACGAAGAAGATTAAGAGAAAATGATGTAAATGATCAGAGAAATGATCAAATTCGTATTATATTTAGTACTGATGATTATGTTCCTACAAACCAAGCATCAACGTCAACACAGTTAGCACAAGCACATTTAGCCGCAGCACAAGCAGCAGCAGTAGCAGTAGCACCAGCATCATTAGGACCAGTAGGACCACTAGGACCACTAGGACCAC